GAGGACGAAGTGCTTCTCGCCGTTGATCAGGATCGGCTGGATTTTCGGGGTCCCTCCGGTCCCGCCGCCCATCATCGAGACCATCGCCACGGCCTTGTCGATGAGGGCCAGGGTGATCTTGTCGTTAGCGGTGAGGGTCGCCTTCGTGGTTGTCCCGGGCATCAGAAGGTGCTCGGCGTCCGGGGCATTGAAGGCGTTACCGGCAAAGCCCGCGTAGCTGGTCGGGAAGATGTAGTCCGCGTTGGAGCCGCGCAACCCCGACAGGTACATGAAAAAGAGCTCGTCGAATACCCGAGACCACCATTCCGACTGCCTGACCCGCGCGATCTCCCGAAGCTGATGGATCGTCCGCTTCTGCGTCATCCTGCCGCCCGTGTTCACTCCGCCGCGCATCTGGTTTATCAGGACGTCATCTGAATAGAACTTCAGATCTTCCTCTTTCCCGGTGAGGGGGGTGTCGCCTTCCACGGGTTGCATTTTGAGCTGCATGGAAAGATCGAAGGAAACCTTGTCACCCGCCGTGCTTTCGAGATCCTTCACGACCTGGATGGGCATGGAGCTGCCCTCCGAGCCCATGAACTTCCGGGAGAAATAGGAATCCCGCGCCACGTCCACCGCAAGGAATGCGGAATACTTCTTGACGGCCTTGGGGTCATTTACGCCAATGATTGTCTGTCCCATTTCATAACCTCCTCAAAGTGATAGAAAATGCTTTGTGCTTCAGCTTCCATCCATTCCCCCATCACTTCCCGATCATCGGGCTGGCTATGTTTGAACCAGAACGCGGGACACTGCTGTCTTCTATGTCCGGGCCGCGTAGATGGCCCGCTCCGCGTCGCTCATCTTGGCGACTGCGTTCTCGTAGGCCTCCCCCGTGAGCTTATCGATGGCGTCATACTTGTCCTCCCCCTGATTCACTTCCGATACGGGGATCCTGGCAAGCGTCTTNNCTTCACGGTTTCAACCTTGGGCGGTCCGGCTGGATGAAAAACCGCGTCGCATTCCTTCATCGCAGCCTCGAAAATCTGTGCGTCGGTCATCTTTTTCGACTCTTCAGTGGCCAGGAGCCGGTTCACGGCATCCACAAAAGCCACGTTTTTGATCCGCTCCGACGAATACTCGGGGTTCATGCGGAAGAAATCGGCCTGGGCGTCCCGCCACCCCTTTTCAGCCGCCGCTTTTTGAACCTGGGCGTTGATCTTCTCGAACATCCTGATTTCGGTGAGCGCTTCGACGTACTCGGCGCGTTCCCTGTTGTAGGCGGCCAGAGTGACGTCCCCATCTTCGAACTTCGCATCCAAAGCCGACATCTTGGCTTCGATTTCTTCCTTCGTTCCGTGCTTCTTCTCGGCCTCCAGGGTAAAAATGGGTTCGACTTTGGGCGGAATGACCGTCGCCTCCGCAGGGGTCTCTTCGGCTTTCTTTGCCGGCTCCTCCGCCTTCTTGGCCGCCTCCAGGTCCGCCGCCTCCTTGGCAGCCTGCGCGGCTGCCGCCTCCTCCGCGTCCGCAGCGGCTTTGGCTTTAGCCTCCTCTTCGGTCTTTTCGGCCTCGGCTTTTTCCGCCTCCGCAGCTTTTTCCGCCTCCGCGGTATTTTCATCGATTTGCTTCTTCTCGATTACCCGTTTCGCCTCCCCTGCCCCGTCTTCCTTCGCCTTGGCCGCGGCAGCGGCCTCCTCTTCGGCCTTGATCTCGTCCGTGCTCTTGCTCTCCGTGTCCCCGTCCAGGGCCTCTCGCTCCTCGGGGCTCAACATTGCCAGTTCGTCGTCCGTGATCTTCCCCATAACGCCCTCCCTTTCTGTCCCGTGTTGATCAGGGCAACAAAAAAGGACGGCTGTAGAAGTGTAGGCTCCTACAAGCCGTCCTCGTTTGTTCTTGCGTCCCCCTTCGGTATGCCTACCGGCGGGTGAACCCTGATTTTCAATGACCGCGCTTACTTCTTAAGGTTGTTGCTCCTCAACCCCTTCTCTGCGGACCCGTTCGGCTTGTCCTTCTGCTTGACCAGCCTCTCGTCGATGTCCATTTTCCTGTTCAGCATCGTGCGGCTATGCTCACCCTGCTCGATAGCGTTCAGCGTGCTGGCCTTCTCAATGCGGAGCTTTTCCTTGTCGTAATCGACGCCGGCGGCACTCACCTGCTGGTTGATGGACTCCGTCCTGATCTTTGCGGCAATGAGCTGGGCCTCCTGCTCAAGCTTCCTGACTTTCGCCTGTTCCGCCGCGAGCTGCGTCTGGAGGATCTGGCTCTGCGCCTCCGCCGCCCGCACCGCCGCGTCCGCCTTGGCCTGATCCGCGGCCATCTCTTCGGGTGTGGGTTCCGCGTCGGTGCCCCTCTGCCCGGTGAGGGAGCGGAACCTGTCCACGAACTTCTCCTTGCCGGGCAGGTCGGACAGCTCAAACACCAGGTCGAGGATCTGAATCGCCGCCTCCGGCTGCATGGTTTTGATGATCTCCGTCATCGACTCGAACATCGCCTGCCTGATCGTCGCGGAGTAATCCTGTTCCGAAATGACGAAATCGGCCTGGCTTGCCGTGATATCGCCAATCATCTCGCCCGTCTCCGGATCGTATTTGTTGATCTCAATGAATTCAGGAGTCTCTCCGTTTTCGCCCCCCGTGATCCGGATCTTCTTTTCCTCGGTGTAAAGCTGTTCGATCATCGATAAAATGATCTCGCCGGACAGCTTGAACGCCAATCGATTGTTGTCAAAGAAGGCGGTCGTCACGACACCGCCCTGCTCCTGGCGAGCCCTGATCGCCTTCCCCGATACGGCGTTTGTGTCCCGGCCCATCAGTTCATCCGTCACCCCGGATGCGCTCTGGATGTACTTTTCATCCTGAGTCATGAGGGCAACGTGCTCCTTGGCCAGCCTGGTCTCGTTCTGGATCTCGATTCCGCGTTTGCTATCCGGGGAAACCTTGATCAACCCGTCCGGGCGGTTGGCTTCCCGGACGATGTCATCCCAGCTCTGGTCCGTATCTTTGATCGCGTCGTCATCGGCCATCACCCGGTTGGCCGACAGCAGATAAAGGGCCTTCGACCGGCGCTTGTTCAGGTCCTTCTGCGGGTCCCTGAGGTTTCGGACGATGCCGTACGGCGTTCCGTCCTTCTTGCGTTTGAACCCCCAGATCGGAACCAGGCTGAAGCGCTTGTGCCGGTATGGAGATTCCCCGTCCTGGAGGACCGAATCGCTCGTGAAGATCATCTGCCGGTTCTCCATCACCGTTGTCTCGACCGCCTGCCCGATCCCCATCGACACCAGCTTCTGATGGCTCTCGTTGTCCTGGTCGAAGGTCATTCCCTGAAGCGTTCCCAGCCCTTTCCCCCGCAATATCTTCTTCTTCGCCGGGACACGATATTGGCATTCGACCAGAAACACCCTGTCCCTGGGCTCCACCGAGGTCTGCCCGCCGATGTACCCGAAGAAACCGGTGTACTGCGGCGAGATTCCCGTTGACATATGGGAAAGCCCGCCGGCCATCTTCGGATCGAATGCGGGATCAACCATCTCAGAAAAGACATCATAGCCGAGGCCTTGGTCTCCACTGACGACAGAGGCATGGATGACATCCGCCCTGTCCGGGAACATGGCGCACGCGATGTCCTCATCCACCCACTTGCCCCGGAAGATGTAGCGGGCGTCGGAAAGGTCGTCCTCAAGGGCCAGAGTGTCGTACCAGACATTCCTCCAGTCCTCGTATCCGACCATCAGGGGCTCATTGTCGGCGTCCGCATTGATGCCGTGATCGATCCATCCCACACCGGCCAGGACCGCATCGGCAAAAGACTTCGATCTCTTGAATCCCGCGTTGTTCGCATCGGATACGTATTTGAAGAGCTTCGTCTTCATGTCCGCGGCCTTGGCATCCTCCTCCCCCCTGGGAAGGATGCGATAGTCAACCCTGATCTTCTTCTCGGTCCCGAGCACCCAATCGACCGTGGGCTTGACCTGGTTGAAGGTGACGGCGGCCTGTGACCTTTTGGCCAGGATGCTTTTCTCCTCCTGCGTCCATTGCCCCGGCCCGTCGTAGAACTCATGGTCAAGCATCGATTCACGGCGGAAATCGGACTGTCGCACCCTTTCCTGGGCAAACCAGGATGACACTTTCATAAACCGCTTGCGGACATCCTCTTTGTCGAGCGGATGAATTCCCTTCGGAGGCTTCGGAAGCCCCAGATCATCCAAGTGCTCGTCAATCTCGAACGGGCGCGGGGCATATTCCTCGACAGGTCTTACGTTCATGGCAGATAGAGAATGCCCGTTCATCCTTGCGTCATCCCCACTTTGATGCCCGGCCTGTCACTCAAAGGCTTCATATCGATCACCGTGTCCGGATCGTCGTGCCCTTCCTGATATGGCGGCATCTTCACGAGGTCGTCTATTCCGTTCATGATCGTCGCGGCGATCGCGGCCATCAACTGCACGAAAACGTGCTTGCCCTTTGGTATCGCAATATCGAACAGGATGCATATCTGAATCACTTTATTGGCGATGAACGAGTCAAACTGCTCATTGTGCTTGTCGCTGTATTTCCAGAGGTCATCCAGCTTGATGATGAATCGGTTCTTGTTGTCATGCCTTGCAGGCCTAAGAACCATGACCGGCTTGCCAACGAAGTATCCGTACTGCCTCTCGATCACCGTCATGCCGTCACCGCGAGTAAAAGAGGCTGCACATTGTTAATCCGTCGATCCGCCATGTCCACATACTCAGGGTTTAACTCGATGCCGACGAAATGACGGCCCAACTTCTCGGCTACCACCCCTGTTGTTCCCGAACCGGCGAAGGGATCAAGGACGGTATCGCCTGCCGCACTGCCCGCCTTGATGCAGATTTCCGGTATCTCGGGCGGGAAAACCGCGAAGTGTGCGCCGGAAAAAGTCTTGTTCGTGATAATCCAGACGGAACGGCGGTTGCGGCCGGACGGATGGCCCACGCTGCGTTTGCGACCGATCTTGGTTGCAGAACTGGCTTTGCTGAACGGGTCTATTAAATCCTTGTGCTTGCCGCCGATACGGTCTCGGCTTTCCACCATTTTCTTGATATCCGATGGTCCGCTTTGGCAGGGTTCCTTGATTGCTTCCGCATCATAATAATACCGCTGGCTCTTAGTCAGGAGGAACAGATACTCATGACTCTTTGTCGGTCTGTCCGTTACGCTCTCCGGCATGGGATTCGGCTTGTGCCAGATGATGTCGGAGCGCAACCACCACCCGTCGGCCTGAAGAGCGAAGGCCACGCGCCATGGAACCCCGATCAGGTCTTTGGGCTTCAATGATTTAATATGGGTCGGCATGCCAAAACGTGACTTTTCTTTTGACGGCTTGCCAAACTCGGTATGTCTTGCTTGATATTCCGGGTTTCTCCCCGCTTTCCCACTGCCATTATACGAATCTCCCAAATTCAACCACGCCGTCCCATCATCCCGGAGCACCCTCCGCACCCCCCGGAAAACAGCTACCAGCTTGGCCACATACTCCTCCGGCGTTTCCTCAAGGCCAATTTGACCGTCAATCCCGTAATCCCGAAGGCCATAGTAAGGAGGAGACGTCACCACACACTGAACCGATCCGGTTTCAAGCGTTGCCATAATGTCCAAGCAATCGCCTTGACAAATCATACCGCCCACCCCGACACTGGCTGTCTGTTGGCAGGTTTGTAAATCCGCTTTGCCCTGTAACCGACTGCGAACGTGCGAAATCCGTCCGCACCGTGAGAACAATGATCGTGGAGCGGCGTGTTACGGAGGACCTTCTTTTCCTCATCGTACTCGGATCGATACCCCTCCAGTGCTCCGATCCCCTGAGAGCACTTCACTTCATCGAACCAGCAAGAGCCCAGGGCATTCCTCACGGCCTCGATGCCGTTCATGACCGCGTCCGTGTTCCTCGGTCGCTCAACGACGATAATCGGCCTGATCCCCAGCTCCTCGGCGACCTCAACCCTGGATTTCGCGTGCTCACCGGCCGACATCTCCCGCACCGCAGCATCGTGGGGCATGTAGTGGTCGCCGTAAACATAGGGCTTCTCTTTCAGGACCTTGGCGTAGTGCGCAAGGCCCATGCCGGTATTTTCGTAATAATCGATGCAGCGGGTTTCCTTGCCGATAAACTGCATGAACCAGATCGTCATGGAGTCATCCACGCCCAGATCCCAGAAAGTGTAGACTTCAGCGCCTGTCTCGTGGGGCACACGGGTGATCCGGCCTTCCTTTCGAGCCAGGGCCATCTGTTTCGCGTAGTATGCGCCCATGACCGCGCCCTGAAAGGAGCAGAAATACTCCTGCTGAAACATGGCCTCGCCCATCTCTTCGCCGAACGTGCCGATCAACTCGGCCCGGATCTCCTCCAGGCGCGTCTTGGTGAAGACCGGCGTGTCGTCTGCGGTCAGGACCTGAGCGAACCAGCCTGGAGTGACGCGGGCGAAATCCAGCATCTTCTTCAGGTGATTGTCGCCGCGGGACGTGCTGATGAACGCGGCCCAGCCGCCGTTCTCTTCAAGGATTGGCGATAGATAAGCCCAAGACTGGGGATTGGATAACGCATACTCGCTGAACACGATCCCGACCGGCGGGGACCCGACCAACGCATTGTAATTGTCAGAGCCAACAAGCTGCCAGGACGCGCCGTTCTGAAAACCGATGTACATATCCGTTGACCGTGTGGATGCCCTCATCTCCATCGGGAAGGCCTCGTCGATCCGCTTCATGCCGGTCCGGGGATTGACGGCTTCCCAGACCGCCTTACGACACTGGTTGAACTGGGGGAGCATGTGCCAATAGTTCCCCACTCGTTCCTGCGATGCCGTGGCGGTATAGTGGAGGGCAATGTCATCCTTGCCCCAGCGACGATGAGCGACCTCGACGGCACGCTTTCCACCGTTCTCCAGGTAGTCCCAGAGGGCAATCTGATCGTCGCGGGGTTCCCACCCGTTATGAGGTAGCTCGACTCCCATCGGGATCCTTCGCCGTCTTCCGGCTACAGAACTTCTTGATCGTGATCCGGACCGGCTGCTTGAGATCGATCTCGGTCTTGTCGTGCAGGAGGCCCAGGTGCCTCGCCAAAAGCTCCAGACTCTTCACCTTGTCGCAAAGCTCGAACTCGTAGGTGCTATCGAGGATTTGGTCGCCCTCCGCAGTTGACTTGATGGTGCGCTTCTCCCTGACCTTCTTGATGACCCGGCTCTTTCCCTCCGCCAGTGTTTCAAGAGGCAACGCCCTGATCGCGCCGCCTTCATCGATCTCGATGAAATCCTTTATGTCTGCGAAGCCGACACGGGCGAGCTCTTCCAGGACCTGATCGGCGGTAAAGGTGATCCGCGCCTTTTGCTTTTCAATCTCGGCATTGATCGCAGCTTTTATGACTGGTTTTGACAGGTTTTCGGTTGCTATCTTACGAGCCGTGCGAACGCTGTAACCGGCCCGGATCGCGGCCTGTGTAGCGTTTTTGTCCACCAAATATTCGAGGATGAAAAGCTGCTGCTTTGCAGATAGCGTCGGGTTTGGGACAGGTTCTGACAGATTTGATGCAGGTTTCGATAGGTTTGGTGCAGGTTTGGAACTAGCCTTGATAGTCTTAGCGCATGTCTTGGCCTTCCCCTTCGTCTTGGGTTTTTGGTGGGCAGGTTTTGATTCCAATGGTTCCATGGCCCCATTGGAACATATAACAAGTCTTGGAAATAGGACCCCAATAGGGGGTACCGTGGGGGTACAATCCCGGACAGATCTATTTATCTACTATGGTGTCACCATGTCTTTTCAGCCAATCGTCGATTTCTTTTTTTTGGAAGACCGGCCTCCCGTCTACCCAATGTCGGAGAGGGGCATTGTAGCGTTTGATCCACCGTTTTGCTGATTTCCAAGATCCTGCGTTGATATACTTTCGACACGCTTCCGCACCGATGATCCAGCCCGTCGAGCAATCTTCCAGCCATTTTCTGACGAGCCGTTCCATCTGCGCATGGAATTCCTTATTCCAGTCATTCGCCCATTGTTCGGTCTTCCTGTCGCCTCGTGTCGCCCCGAATTTTTTGTTGGCTATCTTTTCAGCCGCCGGGATTAGCCCTTCACGCATTTCGATGTAATCGTGATCGTTCTTACAGATTATTGGCATTAAGTTCTCCTCGTGCTCTTTTTCGTTCGGGGCTCTGTTAATGCCCGGGCTTTATCATGGATTCTTTAGATTGGTTTTGGGAGCTCATTTCCTGAGAAGAACTTGAGTTGAGTCGAATCTCCGCGCCGGTATGCATTCCAGGCAACAATGCACTTGCTATACATTTCCCGATAACTGGCCGCCGTCGAAAAAGAGGGAGACCTAACGCCTCTTCCGACGCCGACTGACGCCGCCCGCAGATAATCTCGCAACTTGAAAGACGGTGATGATTTACGTAGACCGTCGCCATCTCTGACTTCCTCCCAAAAGTCCTCTGCCACGACGGGATCTTTTCGGAAAGTCACGATCATTGCCGCAACCACCGGCCCGCGGCCCATGTGCCTATATTCGGGGAACGTAGCAGGTGCATATATCCCATGGATGAAATTTCCATCCCTTATGTACTTCTTTAGAGACTCCACCCGTTTGTTTTTGTGCATACCAGAATGACCCTCCAGGAAAGATATCCCTGCGAGCATGATTCCGATGAATCTACGGGACCACGCCAGGTTGCGAGAGCGAGCTTCCGGCAGTGCTATTTCTGAAAGGCTTCGAGCAGCATTGTTGTCAAATTGCCGATAGAGAATGGCGAAATCCTGGGGGGTATTGCATTCGTACTCTTCCACGACCGCAACGATAGGCTTCCCTGTCGCAATGACAGCTTCACATTGATGCTGCCCGTTTGCCAGCATTGCCGCTCCGCCGTCCCATCGCTGCTTGGCGATGGCTATGGACCCGGTAAGAAAAACGCCGCTATCTATTGCGTTTTTCAAAACTTCAACGTGCTGGGGACGCAATGGTCTTTGCCCTTCATAAATGTTGGCGTCAAGAAACTTTCCCGCCAGTTCGGGCGTTACCAATTCCAGTTTTTTCCTGATTAGCTGAAACATATTCACCTCCTCTATTGTTCTGCTATGGTTAATAGAATCTGCATCATGCCGATTGCTGCCTTATGCGACGTGGTTTTCCATTTCATAGCGCGCGCGTTTTTAAGTTCTATGTCCATCTGATCGAAGGCCCTTTGGAATTCTGCACTCACGGGTTCTTCATGGATGATAGTTCTGGCTTTGGTTTTCGGAACTTGTTTGGGTGGCGATGGATTCATCATCCTCTTGACTATTTTGTAAACATGCGCCGCCGTGACCTTGCCGTCCGGGGCGGTATCGACGGCCCGCTGCCAGGCTTCTCTTTGCTTTTCCGGATCGAGTTTGGTAAGGGGTCGGACCTGACGTTCATTCTCCGGCTTTTTGTCGCCCATGGGCGACACGGAATCGACGACACTCGCTGAACCAATAAGGCGGTATGCGTAAGCCCTTCCGAAATCCCACTTCGCCTTGCAGTATGCCTCGAACGTCTCAAATCCGAGAACATCTCGATACAGCCCCTGGTCTCGGATCTCCATGAGCGCCAAGCCCATTTCATAGAACGATTGCAAGTTGCGCCGGATAATCCCCTCCAATCGTTCCAGCTCTTGCTTATTCTGCGTGATTTCGACTTCCATCCTCGACTCCCTTCTTTTCCTCGATCCTCAGCCCCTTCCGGCGGCCCGGACCACCTGGGAAACGAACCAGCCAACAGATTCCGCACTTCATCCGCCCTTACCCATTCCCCTCATGATGCTGCCGAGCATTTCCATGCCGCCCTTAGTGATCGGCTTTTTGTATTCCTGTGCCGCCTCGTCATGATCCCTGGCGTTGTGCTTTCCATTTTCGATCTTAAAGGCGGCATCAAGATAGGCTCTTGGATGCTCTATTTCATCCATCCCCTTCACAACCTGGTTCAGGCAATGAATTATCGCGCCCCTGTTTCCGTTTCGATAATTTCTCTGGATGAAAAGAAGGCATTGCTGGGCATATCGGGAACCTTTCTTTTCCTGAATCTTCCTCATGGCTATTTTGATTTCGTCGTTTGGTTCTTCGGGTGCAGGTGAAGGGTGTTCTAATTCTTCGTTTTTCAGAGAAGCGCTTTTTTCTGAGTTATCAACAGGAAGAGTCGTGACGGGTATTTCTTTGTCTTTGTCTTTGTCTAAGTCTAAGTCTGTCGGCGTCACGTGACGTATCGTGACGGGGGCGTGACGCGTCACACTTTTATCACTGACACGCAGCCGTTCACGATATTTAGCGGTTCTCGCCCTTGTAAGATCTCGGGTTCGCTGAATTCCCTCAAGTTTTTGATGCTTTGAAAAATTGATAACGTCGATTGTGCCGCCTTCAAACACATCAACCATCCGGTATTTCACGAACAAGGCAAGCCCCATCTCGACCGTTTTTTTCTCGATATGGAATTGATTTGCGAGATCATCCAGGGTGTATGGAAGACCATCCGCGATTTCAATGGTCCCGGGACGGGACGATTTCATGGCCAAACAGAGCAGACCTATCCATAAAAGGACCACGGAATCTCCATTCGGATGAGATCGGATTATCTTGATCTTCGCATCATCCAAGATGTTGATGTCGAGTTTGATCCAGCTGATCATTTATCCCCGCTACGGCTTCACGATAGCAATCTCCGGGCAAATATCCGAAGCAGGGACTCGTTGTCAGCGTGCTCCTGTTCGGTTATTATCCGAACTCCAGCCATCAAAAAGATTTTTTCCAACGCTTCCAGCTTAATCGAACCCTCACCGGAGAGAACTTTCGACAGTCCGGCTCCGTCCATACCGGCCTCACCGGCCACAACGGCCTGGGTTCCCTTGATCCTTACCGCTTCCATGATGACGGACCTGATGACGCTCTTTTCACTCATACGCAATACCTTCCAAAATAATTTGATGGGATTTGCATTTAATGTTTGAGAGTATGGAGTTGCGGGAGGGGCTCATGTTTCTGACACAACAGTGCCATATGGCAGAGCAGCTAAGAAGGAACCCGGGATTGACTTTTGACCCTTCGTGCAGGCAAGGCTTTAGCATCGTTATCGTTCCTTCGTGGGAACAAAAGCTATTGAAATTCAGCGAAAAAAGAGTTAAATGGGGGCATCGGCTATGTGGCTGGGGATTGCTCCGTCAGCGGCCCCCATTTTGTGTTTTGCGGGCACTGAAACGAGTTCGCGCAAAGTCACTTCCCCATTGCTCTCCGCCTCGATGCGAAGAGCAAGATCGGGAGAGGCACGGCGGGAACCACATGCCAACAGGTTGATATAGTTCTTTGTCGTGCCCACTTTTGCAGCAAAAAGCGCCCGGTTTTTGCCTTTAAGGTATCGTTTCAGTTCCATGATTCCATATTAATCTTTATGCTTATCATAAGTCAAGAGGAAATTTATCATTATGATTAACGCAAGCTTTAACGAGACAAAAAGACAGAACCTGATCCGCTTGATGAAAGAGAGAAACCTCAAATCTGTCGACCTGGCAAAGCTTATCGGAAGAGAACCGCCCTACATCAGTTCAATCCTCAAACCTCCCGGAGACAAGGGATCACGGGGCATCGGGTCAAAAATTTTGAAAGTCCTCTGTGAAAAACTTGAGGTGAAGGAGGATGAATTTTATGTCGGCATGGGTATGCCGGCGCCGGTAAAACAGTCCCAACCTATCCCCGTCATCTCGTGGGTTCATGCCGGAGAGTTTACTGAGAACGAAGACAGATGGCCGCCTGGGGTATCCGGCGTGGAGGATCCTGTCTTCTCTTATGTGAAGACTGGTCCCAACGCTTTTGGAGTGCGTGTTCAGGGTGACAGCATGCTCCCTCGTTTCATGCCTGGAGATATTGCCATTGTTGATCCGTCGGTTCGGTGCGACAATGGCTCGCCTTGCATCGTGTCGGTAAATGGCGAGGTGCAGCTGAGATTATTTTGGGACAAGGAAAAGGAAATTGTATTAAGATCAATGAATGACAAGTATCCGGAAATCATCATCAAAAAAGACAGCAAAGTTGATTTCAGGGTGATCGGAAAAGTGGTTGATATAAAAGCGAAATTTTAA